TGGCAATCGCTTCCTTGACCTCACGGTTAAAACCACGCGTGACTTGATGGACAAAATTGACAAGATTGTCTGCCACTGGCACTTCGCAAATGGCATCCATGAATAAACGCACGTCACGCGGGCTTGACACATCAAAACTGACATATTGCGCGATGCGGCTTGCAACCTGTGGCAACGCCGTCAGATTGTCACGCAACTTGCCCATCCCCACCAGAATGAAAACAATGTCACCAAGATCGCTAAAATCACGGATGCTTTCCATAATGCGGGAATTGCGCGATATGTGGTCAGCTTCATCAATAACAACTGCAAAAGTCTGCCGTTGTTGTGCCATGAATGACTGGCGTTGCAACATGGCTTCCATTGCTTGGCTAAAACGCTTTGCATAAGAGTGCATTGGTGTCACATTCATTTCACCCAAAAGATCATTCAAAAACCAGCCGGGCGTCCATTCCTTTTTGGCGCGCACATAGATTGCATCATTCTGGATTGCCCAGCGATGCAGGGCTGTCGTTTTCCCAAGTCCCGGCAAGCCATCGACCGCCATCAAGCAAGCCTCTTGTGCGCCGCGCCGTTCCAATGCCGACAAGGCACTGTAAAAACGCTGTATATTTTCGGTTTCGACAAATTCGTTTTTCATTTATAGTCTTTCTGTCTCTATGACTTCCGGCGTCAGGCGGCAGATCGGGCAAGCTTTACGAGGGCATCCAGATCAACGCCTTGGCGACCGAGAAAATCAGCATTGTGTTTTGTTGCCAAAAGATCATCACGAATATTCGATTGATCTTGCGGCGTCACTTTTTCAGGGTTATCCAAAAGCCAACGCGCATACTCGGCGTCGTCCCTGAAATTCGGACGCTTGCTGGCTGTGGTGGAATTGTTTTGCTGCACTATTGGCGCATCATTGCTTGCGACCAGAACGGGGCGCGGCGCTTCAATCGGTTGCATTGGCATAACGGGGTCGCTATAAGCGTCCAAAGTGATTGCGTGCAATTCTGCATCAATCGCATCAACTTTGCGCATGGCGCGAGCCTTGCGGCCCTTGTGGCGTTTTTCCATTGCCGCTTGTTCTGCACTATAGGGCACAAAGCGGGTCTTGTGACCTTCAAATTGCGCAACGGCGATCAGCTTACCGGGCTTGCGTTCACCGTCGATCAAGACAATCTCGCGCACAACGACCTTTTGTGCGTCGTGTATGTCATAAGCAACGATCACCTCTTTCCCGTGATACTTTTCCAGTTCAATTGCAAAATAACTATTGCCCAACCATTCGACCAAAGCACGGCGGGTCTTACGAATGACCCAAGGCTGCAAGAGATCACGAGCCTCCTCGTCATCAATGAGATCAGGCGTGAAACCATTGGCAACAGACCGCGCCCAGACTTCATTCGGTGTCATATGGCGCCGCTTGCCACTGACTGGATCAATCATCTTGTCCAGACCTCTATGTGGCCGGTCATTATACCGATCAATCAAATTCTGGCAGGCTTCCAAAAATTCGGACCATGACGGCAACAAAGATGAAATACCGCTTGTTTGAATATCTTTTCGTGTTGTCTTGTGAACAACTTTTGAAGCCTCTCGATCCATATCGCGGCCAATGTAGGTTGGAAACTCACGAGCTAAGACCGTCCAACGCTTGTTAAAGTTTTCAATGACACCTTTGGCTTGGCTATTGTACGCAATGGCATGCGTCGGCGTTGTGCCTAGCCGTGACAAAAAGCCGGTCAAGTCATCTTCCATTTTTTTATTTTTGTATCCACGCCCATTGTCCGAATAGAACAAGGCGGGAATTGCGCAAGTGCGTGCAGCCATCAAAAGTGCGTCAATGACGGCATTGGCATTTTCATCCAGCGCAGCCGACCAGCCTACAATCTTGCGGCTATGCGCATCAATGATTGTGGTGATTTCCGGCTTGAATGGTTGGCCATGCAACGGGTGTGCGATTTCCGCGTCGAACGTTTTTCCGTCGGCCACATAAACCGACGCGGCCAAAAGATCAGACACATCGCGGCTCTTGTATGCTTTTAGTGTTTTTAATTCATGCGGTCCCATCCGGCCGCGCTGTTTTTCAATTTCTGGCAGCTTATCGAGCGCGTGTCGCACTTGCCGCAAGCTGGGCATTGTCTGGCCCTGGTTATCCAAGCACCAGCGTTCGTAGGACTGCGCAACGCTTGGCTTTTGTGGTTGGCGATAATACTTCAAGAAAGCTTTGAGCCAAACCGGCGCGGATTGTTTCTCGCGGGTTTTTTTGGGTGCAAGTGCTATCAACCCGCCATCTTCGCGCATTGCAAACCAACGCGCAATTGTGCCACGTGATAGGCCACGCCCTTTATCATTGGCATGTATAGCTAGCGCCGCTAATTCTGGAGCTAGCCGACCGGCTTGCAGATCAGCCAAGAATGCCAAGATTGCACTGCGCTGAGAGTCACCCTTATCAAACATACGCATACTGATATGATGCAAGACACCAGCGCGCGCATTCATCACGTCCTTTTGTCGAGCTGTCAGATCAGTCATTTGCACTTGATCGGCCTTGACCAGATCACGACTTTTTTGTTTCGCAACCTCATTGCGACGGAACGGCATTGTGTATTCAACCATCAACGCTGTTTGCAAGGCTACAGGAAGCAAAGAAATATGATATTCCATTCCACCCGAACGTCCGCATCTTTTACGGGCTAAAGGTGAATTGTCCCAGCCCACCCGGTTTATAGCAATCTGGACGCCGCGCTTGGTGCCGGGCATTACTTTCAGCCCATGACGGACAATTGCGTCTGCGATTTCTTGCGGCGAATAAAATGATTGAAACATTCAACGCCCCTTCACTTTTGCCAGAAGCTGGTCACGGCGACGGCTGATTTTCTCTAATTGCTGTTCGGCTTGCCAGACTTCAATAATATCCGCATAGCGTTCCGGCACCGCCACAAACCCCACAAATTGGCATATAAAGGCCAATAAACCGGCGCATTCAGTTGCATCTAACAGCGCTATGAACCGTTCTAATGTTATTTTATGGTTTTCACGCGCTGGGCTCGCATAAGCATCCAGCATATTGACTGTGATTGTTTGATCCAAAAACTCCGACATTTCTTGAGCTATTTTTTCGCGTGTTTTGCCCGATTGTTGGCACGCATGGGCAACCACGCGCGCAATTTTTACGTTTAAAGTCCCCCCCTTTGTAATTTCAGACGCAAGCTTGGCCGCGACTTCTTCCGGTTGATAGTCACGGAAAAGATCAAGCGTGTTTATGTCGCGGCGCTTGCTCATTATGCCAACCCCTTGGCTTTCACCCACGCAACAATTCTTTCAGCTTGCGGGGTCAGCACAACGTCAAGTTCATCATCTTTCAGTTTTGAAAGGCCTGTTGATAACGCTTTAAATTTGCGCTCGATGGCGGACGGAAGACAGCCATTGGTGAGAAGCATCAAAGCTTCCGTAACATTAGAGGCCTTGGGCGGTGTCGCCAAAATCAGATTGAGTATGGCCTCTTGTTGTTTCGCTGTTTGCTCGGATAATATTTTCAGATTAGCCATATGATCGGCTAGCCATGTGCCAACCAAACGGCCACGGCTTTTGTCTGATAGGCCTTTCCAAACAGACACGGCCATTTCAATCGAACGTTTGGATATGCCCAAAACCTCAGCCGTCTTTTGTGCAAACGAAAAAATTTCGTTTGCAGAACCGTGGCGTGCTTTTGCACCAGCCACACCCGCCTTTGTTTCGGGATGCAACTGCTCATAAGCAAGCTTCATTTCATAAAGATGTTGGCAGCGATCAAGTCCCTTAGGCTCGTTACGTATAAGGTTTTCAGTGACTTCTTCAAGCCGCGCCTCAAGCTCATTCTTTGCGGTTGAAAGCAACGCCGGAATGCGTTCTTCACCGTTAAGAATAAAGGCTTCAAGGCGATGACGGCCGGATACAAGCACCGGCTTGCCTTCCTGTTCACGCACCTTGATCGGATATTGCAAGCCTTGTTCTCTAATCGAACCAGCCAGCGCATCAACATAGGCTGGGTTCACATGCCTAGCACGATTTTCTGGCACTACAATTTTTTTGATTTCCAGATCAAGCACAAGGCGATCAGAGAGAACCGTGTCAGGCTCGATTGATTTTGTTGACATAGGGGCGTTCATGCGGCCTTCTCCATGTCAATCAAAGCGTTAGATTTTTTACTTTCTAAAATCGCTTTATATCTGTTAGATAGAACACGAGGTTTTTTAATGAGGTAACGATCTGGCC